TCTGTAGTTCTGATACAGGAGTAGCCATTAGGGTTCAAATACTTGTTGAAATGTCATGTTTAATGTAGCTCTATTCTTGTAAGGTATTGTTTTAGTCCAACCTGGGCAGACCCATTTATAAGCAGTAGAACTACCAAGAGGAGTCCAATCAAATGAAGCACCATCATCTGCTCTCGCTTCAAGAAATGTCTCTATAGTATCTGAGTCCGTTTCTGAAACATTGACGAAACTTAAAGACCAAACAAAAGGTCTTGTATTCAACCCAAATTTAATTCGGTGTTGGTAGCCATCTAAAAATTCAGTGACATTAACTTTTGGTTTTACAGTTTTACGAGCCTGATGACTTGGTTTGATAGAAGGGAAAGTAGCCATTATGAAAGTAAACCTCCTGGTCTTTTTTCTTTAATAAGTTCTGATTGAATTGCTGCTGCTACTAATCTACCTAATTCTTCTCCATTTGGTTCATCACCTTCAACAGATGTTCCAGAAGCATCTATATTTACTGAAATATTTGTTGAACCACCAAGAGCATGATTTGGTGTAATACCTCCAGAAACCCCTGGTGTAAAAATTTCTGGCCCTTCTTCTCCAACAATATAAGATCTCCCACCGCTAACTGGACCGCCTTCTGCTTTAAAAGGATTACCTACATCGCCTAAATAATCACTTGCTTTATTTGTTTTCCCAAACTGAAAACCACCAAAATCAAACAGACTAGCAAACATATTTAAAAATCCTTTCTGTATCTGAGTAGCAAGCATTTTTGCAACCATATCTGCATAATGATCTGCTATACGATTAAACATATTTCTAAACGCATCTTGAACAGACATTGTTCCTTTAATAAGTCCTTTAAAGGAATCTTCAAAACCTGATTTCATTGCTTTACTTAACTCTATTATTCGTCTTTGAGGTCGCATAAGCCTTTCAAGTTCATAAACAGGTGCTTTAAATTCTGCTAACTCCTCTAATTGGAACTGATATTCTCTTGTTTCTGCTGCAAGCTCTTTAGTCTTTTCAATTGCTTTTTCAAGAGGTTTTATAAATTGAAAAAACTCTTTACGCATTAAAGGCTCAATATTTTTTCTAAAACCCCACCCAAATTCTCTTGCTAATTCACTTAACATGGTCACATCAGGACCGACATCTTTCAACATTTTTCCTAGATCCGAATTTGGGTCAAGTTGTTGTAAGAATTTCTGTAAATTACCATCTTTATTTATAATATCTTCAAATGTTTCGCCTTTAATGCTTGGAAAAGGATCTAGCTGCTCTAGTTTTTGTTTCCTTCTAACCTTTGCAATCTCTTCTGTTAGACGCAATATTACTTCTAAATTCGTTTTAGTTTTTACATCTTCTAATAAAGAATCGACCTTTTGTTGTCCAATGATATCTCTAGCTTTTATTATCTGCTCTATGATTGATTGGACACTTGAAGCAGTAGCTATTGCATCAAACTGATCTGGTCCTCCTTTTCCAAAAACTTCTAATAAAAAGTTTGTTTGATCTTTTGTAAATCTAGGAACAAAGCTATCTATTAATTGTGTAGCTTCTTCTTTAGTTATATTTAATTCTTTAGCTAAACTCTTGATCTCTTTGCGTGTAAAAATAGAAGTATTACCAACGGCTTGTAATTGTGAATTAACAATTTTCAATTCTTTTCTAAATTTTATTGCATCTTCAATTTGAGCAGCAGCAGCAGTAGCAGCGATAGAAAGAGCAAAACCACCTCCAGGTGCTAATGCTCCACCAATACCACCAGCGATACCACCCATAGCAGCACTAAGACCACCTGCTCCAAATAAGAACGGGAAGCCTCCACCAATCATTGCACTACCAACACCTCCTTTTAACCTACCCATTGCACCACCTTGCATAGCAAATGGCCCTTGCTGTGCATTTCTGCCAAATCCCATATTGTTCCAGAAGCTAGGAGCAGCAGCTTGTCCACCTTTAGTACCAAAACCTATATCTTGAAAAGTTGTTCTTGTTGCTTGCTGGCTTAATATCTGTGCTGTTTTCGTAGTTTGCTTGACGTTTGCTTTTACACCAGCAGCAATCTTATCAGCAGCTTTACTGAAAGATAAAAACCCTTCACTTCTTGGAAAACTTGAAGCTGTACCTGTTGCAGCAAAATTAGCTGCTCTTCTACCTATTATTCGATCTCTAATTGCTTGTTGTTCGGGACTTCTAGTATTTAATCTTAAATTTTTTAATAGCCTGTCCCTTTCTTTTAATTGATGATTATGTTCCTTCTCTACATTTACTAATGCTTGTGCTGCCCTTTTGAAACTATCCGTCCCATATGCAGCTTTGTTTAATAACCCTTTTGCTCTTGATAGTTGCTTGTTAAGTTTATTAAAGGTGGCAACTGCTATCTCATTACCTTCTTTTGCTTGTTTGTTGAAATAAACTTGAGATTTTCCTACAGCCACCAACTCCTTGCGGAGTTTCATTAACTTTTGAGAATTTTTAAGAGCTATATTTAGATTTATGTCATAACCAGCAGTCACTTTTCTATCTCAATAATAAAATTACTTTTATTCTACCTTCTTCTACCTTTTAAAGCACTATGTTTCTGTGCTTGTTCTTGTTGTTTTTTATATTCATCACTTTCAATCTCTAAATAAGCAGCCCATCCTATCATCTCTTCAATAGTTAAAGTCTCACATAATTCAGCAACAGTTTTATGTAACTGCTTTGCTAAGCCATATAAAAATTGCCAATCTTTATTTGCTTTTTAAATCGGCCTTAGCCTGTTTAACCTCCTTATCTGAACCTACTGTAATCATTGCAATTTGTATTTCTTCTAGTATTGATGCTGAAACTTCTCTTCTTAATGAAGCCTTATCTCCGTCTTGAAATAATCTCGTACCATCTTGATCTAATGCTTTTTCTATCATCATCTGTAAAGCATAATCATTAGAATCATCAGTACCAGTTTTTTTGGAAATAGATTCTCTTTCTGCGATAGTTAAAGGATGCCAATAAACACTTAATTGAACTTCTCCGTCTTTTATTACATCGTGCTTGTAAAGTTGAGAAACACCAAATTTGTTCCTTAAGAGGTCAACTGCTCTAGTCATAAATTATATAATGCTATTCTATTATACTACGCATTTGCAGAGAATTGACAAGATATTATCCCAAGAAAGTGGCTTCTATCTTCAATTTCAAGCATTGTAGGACCATTTACATCCTGTATTCTTGGCTTAACACTAAAAGTATCTGAATAATTAGAAGCATTTACTGAAGTCAACCCATCTATAACAGATTCACTAATAGCAGATAAAACGGAAGTACCTTTACTTTTTGGGACGTAGACATTGCATTGGATAACACCAGAATAAAAATCTGATGATGCACCTTGATTTTGTAACGTAGATTGGGTGAAATTTACATTCATAACAACATATTTTTTTGTTTTTCCAGGAGTTACAAAACTAACGTTGTCATATACAACAGAAACGGTAGCATCAGCAGCTACAACTGCGTCTGTAACTGCTTTTTCAAATGCTGCTCTTGCTTTTACTAAAGTCATTCTGAATAAGTTGAAGGATCTTTAAAGTTAACTTCTGTATATTGAACATTGTCTTTTGAGCGACCAAAACCAGTTGATTGATCTGTTGCCAAAAATAATTTACCTTTTTTATCTGTCATGTTTTTACGAATTATTCCAGGGAGTACTCCCTGTACAAAAGTTTGAATTTTACCTCCTTCTAAAGCATATGCAGCATATTTAGCTCTATTACCAATAAATACAGGCTTTTTAATATTAAATGTTTTATTTATAGGATATCTTATTTGAATTTCTGGTTTTGCTGGTGGCAATTGTTTCGTAAAAGGAGGTCCTGCATTTCTTTTTGCAAGAAAATCCAAGGTACGTTCATATTTAATAGCTTTCCAGGGTTGGAAATTTTCTGCTTTTTCTGTGGCTCTTACAGCCATCGTTTGTGCTTTCCAGCTAGAAGCAAAAAATCCTGTCCAGACAGGACTGTGTTTCTTTGTCGATAATCTTCTATGGATTTCTCGTATTACCTTATTAAAGTCACGATTCATTCTTGCTTCAGCATCGCCTACTGGATCACTTTTAGATAAGTCTTTATTTGCCATTAGAACCTCACCAGTACTGTATATAGATAGACCTGTCCACCCTTTTTAGTATCAATATTATAGATTTTTGCAGCTACATTAGATCCTGCATAACTTAATGTAATTTCATCATCAAAATCAACTTGATTATCACCTATTAAGTCAGGAGTAATATATAATTTTGCACTCCTCATTTCTTTACCTGCATCTTCTTCTGATCTAATAAATTCGATTGGAACGCTAATACTGTAATTAGTATCAGTTGTTGTATAAACTCCTGTACTTGTGTTATAACTTCCAGATGCTTTTTTTGTATAAGTAATAGTCGTATCAAGAGAACTACCAAGATCAGCTACTACTTGTTTTGCTACATCTTTAAATAATGAATCTAATTGACCTGCCATTATCCTCTAACTACCCTCATTTGATAAGATCCTGCTCCGCCTAACATATACGCACCAAGATAACTTTGTAGCCACGGGTAAACGTCCAAAATATTGTTAACAGAACCAGTACCCTGACTATCAGTATTATATTTAACCTGCATATCTCCTAGCTTTACTTCAGAGAAATTTCCATCTTTACCAGTAGTACCAGTAATAGCATCTGTATCATTTGCTAAAGCTCTCGCTAATTCATATTGTGCATATTTAATTCCACTAGGAATTTTAGAACAAGATAATTCAACACCATCTACCTGATAATT